TTTTTTTTTTTCAAGCAGAAGACGGCATACGAGATCACTGTGTGACTGGAGTTCAGACGTGTGCTCTTCCGATCTTTTACTGACTTAATGTTTTAACTATTAATGGAATACAATCTTCAAGATCTATAACTGAAGTTCGTACATATAACACTCAAAACATTAAGTCAGTAAAACAAACAGCACCTTTTAGTTATAGTAATTTTCAAGCGGATTCAATTTTAGATAAATTTAATTTTCCAGGAGCAGTATCTGAATTAACAATTACTGCAACTGGGGGAGGTATCTCTACAGTAACTTCTCCAGGTAGAACTTTTGTTGGTATTAGAACTGATACTGTAATCAGATATCAACAATCTGGTTCTTCATTAGAATATTTTAATAGAATATCCAGTATTGCAGCAGATGCATTATCATTCGAAATTTCTGCATTATCAACTGTTGCTGGAGTATTTAATGGAGCACTTCCAACATCAGATATTCAAGTTAATGGATTTTTAGGAGCACCAATAGTAAGAGGTTCCGGAACTTTATTTGCTCCCCTAGCAGAACGAAATACATCTAGTATTGATCTTTCCAATTCTCAACTATTCATTACTGAACAGTTAACTGGAAAAGACGTTGATGGCACTGATAATGCTATAACTATCAATACTAGTGATGTTAGTGGTATTACTGATATATCTTGGGTTAATTTTGATCAAGAGAGATTTGGTATTGGATATAGTGGAGGAGGTATAGGAAAGATTACTTCAGATGCATTCAGTATTAGTGGAAATACAGTAACTATTAGAGGTCTAGACAACAGTCTTTCAAATAATGATACTGTTGTTAATGTAACAGCAGTAAAAAATAATATTCAGAGTAAAACTAAAACTTATAGTAGAAGTAGAATTTTATCTGTAAATGGGTCAAAATTAAAAGAGTCTGGAAATAATGTCGCAACCTCTAAAAATGATGGGTTAACATATAATCAATATTATGGTCTGAGAATTCAAGACGAAGAAATATCATTAAATTATCCTGATGTGGTGAAGGTTCTTTCAATTTATGAATCTTTAAATGAATCTACTCCGACTTTAGATATAGTTGATTTTCCAGTTATATCAAATGTTGGAGCAAATGCATTAATTGGTGAAAATATTATAGGAACTAAAAGTAATACTGTAGCCAGAATTGTTACTAATAACACTACATCTCCTTCGTCGGGAAGTGCAAATAAATTGGGAGTTGTTTATTTAAATGAAAACAAATTTTCTATAGGTGAAGCAGTAGTATTTGAGGAGACAAAAATTAATTCTCAAATTGATTCTATAACAAGGGGCAACTATAATGATATAACCGGATCATATGTGTTAAACAGAGGACAGAAAAATCAATATTATGATTATTCAAGAATTGAGAGAAGAAAAAATATTCATGAACCATCTCGTCGTTTATTGATAGTTTTCGACCATTATTCAGTTCCAACGACTGATTCTGGAGATGTATTTACCGTCGATAGTTATGATGCAGAAAGATTTTCTAAAGATATTCCGAATATTGGAGGGTCTATTAGGGCAACAGATACTTTAGACTTTAGACCTAGAGTGGCAATATTTAATCCTGCAGTAACAACTGATAAATCACCATTCGATTTTAATGCTAGAACTTCGGCATTTAATACTTCTCCATTAAGATTATTAGCACCAAAAGAGAATGCAATAGTCAGTCAAAGTTTTTATCTTCCAAGAATGGACAAAGTTTATTTGGATATTCTTGGCAATTTTGTTATTGAAAAAGGAATTTCCTCAAAAAATCCAAAACCACCTACTAAGAGAGGAGATTTCATAGAACTTGCAACAATTACATATCCTGCATATCTTTATAATACATCTAATGCGGGTATTATCTTAACTGATAATAGAAGATACACGATGAGAGACATTGGTATTATTGAAGATAGAGTTGAAAATTTAGAAAGAGTAACAACATTATCTCTTCTGGAAATAAATGCGAACACTTTGCGAATTCAAGATACTGAAGGTAGAGATAGATTTAAAAGTGGTTTCTTTGTTGACTCATTTTCTGATAATTCTAAATTTGATTCATTTCTTTCAACAACTTTGGTTGATCAATCTACTAGAACTTTAAATCCAAACATTAGTAGAAATTCATTAAATTCACTGGTAGCAACTTTAGATGAGTTGTCACCACAAGAACTAGATTTGAATGATGATAGTTTAATTTTATTGGATTCTGCGATTCAAAAAACTGGTCAAGCATTAACTCTTGCATATAACGAAGTTGATTGGCTAGAACAACCATTTGCAACTAAAGTAGAAAATGTAAACCCTTTCAATATTGTTGTTTATGATGGAGTAGTTCAATTACAACCAGAGGTTGATAGTTGGACTAGAACAGTTCAATTGCAGGATGTAAATGTAAACAATAGATTTACACAAGAAGTTAATCTTGTCAATAATCTGGATCTTACTCAAAATAGATCTTTCGATCTTCCGTTAGCTCCAAGATTTAGAGGTGGAGGAAATACTGGTGGAGCATTACAGGCTTTTGCTCAAGGACTCAGTGGCACTGAGAGAAGGAGTAGTACTGCAAGTGATAGTTTTGATACTGTAGATACATTTATTCGTAATGAGGTGGTTGGTACACCTGATGAAGAATTTATGAGGTCTAGAAATGTTGAGTTCAGTGCTTCTAGTCTCAAACCAAACACCAGATTTTATCAATTCCTGGATGGTAATAGTGCTGTTGATTTAATCCCTAAACTAATTGAAATTTCTAATAATAGAGGACTTACTGGAAATGGTTCTTCCGGTGCATTTAGGATTGGAGAAACTGTAATTGGAACTGTTAATGGTCAAGAAAGAATAAGATTTAGAGTTTGTACTCCAAATCATAAATTAGGACCTTTTAATTCACCAACATCAATTTACAATCAGAATCCATACGATCCAAATAATCCCACTATATCCAACAATTATAACTCATCATCGAAAATTCTTAATGTAGATACCGCAGCACTTGCACAAAATTCTCAAGGGGACTTTTTCGGATATCTTGAAAGTGGGATGCAGTTGGTGGGGCAAACTAGCCAAGCAATTGCATTTGTAAAGGATATTAGATTGATATCAGATAATTATGGAGATCTTATTGGATCTTTCTTCTTAAGAGATCCAAATGCAACACCAAGACCTTCAACAAGAATATCTACAGGAACAAAAACTTATAGACTTACATCAAGTTCTACAAATACTCCTGGATTACCTGGAAGCAATTCCGTTTCTTTTGCGGAAACAAATTATACTGCAGTTGCAACTTTAATCAACTTCCAAGCTACGGTAACAACAAATACCACAACTACCACAATTAATAATACTATAAATGCAACTATTGGAGGAACTGTTGAGGTAGGGTATGTTGATCCTCTTGCCCAAACCTTTACTGTTGGTGGAAATATCCAAGTTAAATCTGATATTGATACTGAAGACGATGTGAATGGAGTATTTTTAACATCTGTAGACGTATACTTTGCATCTATTGATAGTGGTACTGCACCTGTTACAGTTCAAGTTAGATCTACATTACTAGGAACTCCTACGTTAGAAGTTATTGGTAATTCATCAGTAACTCTTAGACCTAGATCTGTTGATGCAAATGGTGTTGAAACTCAACTCATTCAAACATCAGATACTGGAGAAATTGCAACTAATGTTAAGTTCCCCGAACCTATTTTCTTGGCACCAGGAAGAGAATACGCGATTGTTCTACTTTCTGCTCAAAGTGATGAATATGAAGTATGGACTGCAGTTATGGGAGAAAAAACTGTTAATACACAATCTCTTCCAGATGTTGATCAGGTAATTTATACTCAACAGTTTGCTCTTGGTGCATTATTTAAATCTCAAAACGGTTCTGTTTGGACAACAGATCAAAATCAAGATCTTAAATTTAAATTATACAAAGCAGAATTTACTGAAACAACAGGATCCGTATATTTTTACAATCCACCATTAGATGAAAGTAATGGATATATTCGAAGATTGAATAGTAGTCCAATTACTATTCTTCCTAAAACAGGAAAAATTGGTATTGTTACAACAGAAAATTCTAGTTTTATTGGTATTGTAACTGTGGGTAGAAAACTTGCAGGATCCAATAATGGAGGATCTGCTATTGTTGTTGGACAAGGAAGTTCTGTTAGTAGTGTTAGTCTCACAGATGCAGGTGCAAATTATCCGGCAAGTGTTACTAATCAAATTGTAAGTACTTATAATATATCTGGAAAAGGTGAAAATCTTAAACTTCTTATTACTACTAACTCTAATGGAGTAATTACTGGTGTTGGACATTCTACTCTCGATTTTGGAAGTGGGTATCAAGTAGGAAATGTTGTAGGAATTCAAACTTCAACAACATCTAAACAAACTGGTAGAGATGCTACAGTTACAATTACTGGAATCACAGGATTAAATACTTTATATCTTTCAAATGTTCAAGGTGAATTTGGTGGAAATGGAAGTGGAAAGGAATTTGCAGTTGGTGCTGCAGTTAGTTATTATAGTGATGCTTCTACAATTGTATCTGCTGCAGGAACAAATATTTTAAATGCCTCTTCAGATGGTGGAGTGTACTCTGGTGATTATTTTAAGGTAGATCATTTTAATCATGGAATGTATTCTACTACTAATAAATTGATAGTAGATAACATTAAATCTGATGTTCCGACAACTGTGTTAAGTTCTCAACTAAATGTTGATGATGTGACAACAATCAGTGTTGCTTCTACAGCAAACTTCGTAACTTTTGAAGGAAAAAATGTTTCTGGATCATATCCAGGATATGTAAAAATTGGAAATGAAATTATCAAATATGAAGGTTTCGGATCTGGAATATTAAATATTAGTAGTAATGGTAGAGGAATTGATAATACTATTGCAGTTAATCACTTTGTAGATGCTGATGTAGAAAAATATGAATTTGGCGGAGTTTCGTTAAGAAGAGTTAATGGGATAACAACCTCTATTGCTTCTCCAATAGATATTGACAGTTATCATGTAAGAATTGATAGGTCATCCAATAAAGGAAGTTCAAGATTGAATGATGGAACTACAGCAGGAACTCCTCAGTTATCATTTAATGATGAAAGATTAATTGGTGGAGATAATGTCACTGCTTCCCAAAACATAATGTATGATGCAGTAAATCCAATATATGGTATTTTGACACCAGGTTCAACAACTTCTGTGACTGGACAAGTCAGAACTGTAACTGCAACAAGTGTTAGTGGAAATGAAGTTTCGTTTAATGATAATGGATATCAACAAATTCAACTAAATGAATTAAATTCTTTAAATTCTGTAAGGATGGTTGCATCAGAGGCAAATCAAAATGAATATTTGACTTCTTTACCAAGAAAAAAATCATTTACTACTGCAATCGTATTTAATTCTAATGATCCTAATAGTGCATTATCTCCAATACTTAATCTTAATCAAGCAAGAACAGAATTTAATCTGTCTCGTTTAAACAAACCAATTGATGATTATTCCAGTGATAATCGTGTCAATTCAATATTATTCGATCCACATGCTTCTGTATATTATTCAAATATAAACACTCTTAAAAATCCAGCTTCTGGACTAAAAGTTATTATTGCTGCAGAAAGACCAGGAGATTCTGATTTTAGAGTTCTTTATACTACAATAAAAGCAGATTCTAGTGAAATTAGTCAATCTTATGAACTATTTCCAGGATATAATAATTTGAAAGAAACTACTGAAGGATTTTTAGTTGTTGATGAATCTAAAAATAGTGGATTACCGGACACAAAAGTTAAAGCAAGTCTTGATGGAGAATTTTTAGAATATGAATTTACAGTTGAAAATTTAGATTTATTCACTGGATACGGTATTAAAATTGTAATGAATAGTTCAAATCAGGCACAAGCACCTCGTTTAGCAGACCTTAGAGTAATTGCACTAAGATGATAAAAGTAAAGGGACATTCAAATCTGTATAGAGATGAAAATACTGGTAGTATTATAAACTGCGATACTACCAATTATAATCAATATGTAAATTCTCTTGTACAAAAAGATTTGCGTAAAAAAGAATTGAATGATATGAAAAATGATATTGAGGAAATTAAAACACTTCTTAAAGAATTAATTAAAAATAACTAGTCAATCAAATTCATATAAATATCTAAAGGTATGTTAGCACCACAAAATAATGTCTGTTTATGTATCAAATATTGTGATTGAGCAGGGATATGATTTTGATACGTCTTTTCAGTTAGAAGATACTAGATCCGGAACTCCATTAATACTAACTAATGCTTCTCTTGAAGCAAAATTGAGAAAGCATTATGGATCAACTACGGCAGTATCTTTTGCATCATCAATTACTGACCCAAATTTGGGTATTATTCAAGTATCATTAGGTTCAACTTTATCTGTTGATCTAAAACCTGGAAGATATGTATTTGATGTGAAAATTACGAATTTTGGTAAAGAATATAAAGCTGTCGAGGGTGCAGCACTAGTACGAGGGGGAGTAACCAGGTAATGCCTAGTATTAACGACAGAATTGGATCTCAGAATGTAATTCGTGTTTTATCCAATGCTTCAGCACCACCATCAAGTGTAATTTCGTTAAGTGATGTAGATTCCACTCTAAAAACTAGAGATGGGATGATCCTCGTATGGGACCTTGACCAATCAAAATTTTTTATGACGGATCAACTCGATTCGACAACTCTTAGTATTGCTGGCATTGTAACATTTTCAAATACTACCAATTCTTCCGCACCTACAAATGGTGCATTAGTTATTAATGGTGGAATTGGAATAGCAAAACAAGTTCATATTGGTGAAAGTGTTTCGGTTGCAGGTATTGCAACTTTCTCTTCTAATGTAGATATAAATGCTGCCGTTGATATTCTCAATGGAGTTACCGCACAATCGACGTTCAAGTCTGTTGGAGTTACGACTCTTGCTTCTTCTGGAGGTATTACCACAACTGGTGGAGATTTGTATGTTGCGGGTGATCTTAATGTAAATGGTGATCTTGTTTATGATGAAGCTAGTGCAAGAAATTGGAATATCTCTGGTATTGCAACTGTAGGAACCTTACTGAATGTAAGTGGAAATACTAACCTTACTAAAGTAAATGTTTCTGGAATATCTACTTTTGTTGGAGTATCTACTTTTAAGAGTGATTTATATGTTGATGGAAGTTTAAATGTTATTGGTGATATTGTTGGGTCAGTAACTGGTAATTTTATTGGTAGAAATTTAAATTTATCTGGTATTGCAACTATAGGAAATTTATTAGATCTTAATGGTAATTTGAATGTATCAGGAGTATCCACTTTTGTTGGTGTTGCAACATATTCTGATAATTTATTTGTTTCGGGAACATTAACTGCTGGACTTATTGATGGAGGCACATACTGATGGCAAAACCTACTACTAGAAAAGAACTTGTCGATTATTGTTTAAGACAACTTGGAGCTCCGGTTCTTGAAATAAATGTTGCCGACGAACAAGTAGATGACTTGGTTGATGATACTCTCCAATACTTTAATGAGAGACATTATGATGGGGTTGAGAAAATGTATCTCAAGTATAAAATTACTGAGGATGATATCAACAGAGGAAGATCTACAGGAACAACTGGAGTAGGTATTGTAACAACAACTGGAACTGCAAATGTTGTTGGTTTTGGTACAACCACCTTTAATTTTTATGAAACTTCAAACTATATTCAAGTTCCAGATTCTGTTATAGGAGTCGAAAAAATATTTAAGTTTGATACTAGCACAATCTCTGGAGGAATGTTTAGTATTAAATATCAATTGTTTTTAAATGATCTTTATTATTTCAATTCAGTTGATTTATTGACATATGCAATGACCAAATCCTATCTGGAAGATATTGATTTTTTACTAACGACAGAAAAACAGGTAAGATTTAATAAGAGGCAAGATAGATTATATTTAGATATTGATTGGAAAGCGCAAACTAAGGATACTTACCTTGTTCTCGAATGTTATAGAGCACTTGATCCTGAAAGTTTTTCTCAAGTTTATAATGATAGTTTTGTTAAAAAATATCTCACTGCATTGATAAAAAAACAGTGGGGACAAAATTTAATCAAGTTTCAAGGTGTAAAACTTCCTGGTGGAATTGAATTAAATGGTCGTGTAATATTAGAAGATGGACAAAGAGATTTAGAAGATATTAAACAGAGAATGTCCTCCGAATATGAATTGCCACCTCTAGATTTTATTGGATAATTATTATGACATTAAATCCATTTTTTCTTCAAGGATCCCCAAATGAACAATTTCTTGTTCAGGATTTAATTAATGAGCAATTAAAAATATATGGTATAGAAGTTTATTATTTGCCTAGAAAAGTTTTTAAAACTGACAATATTATTAAAGAAATACAATCATCAAAATTTGATGATAGTTTTTTAATAGAAGCATATTTGAATAATTATGATGGATATGCTCCTGATAGTGATATCATGACTAAATTTGGTCTTAGATTGAAAAATGAAATAAATTTAACTATATCGAGAGAGAGATATGAAGAATTTATTGCACCATTTTTAAATGGTATTCAATCAGGTTCGTCGGCAAATGATGCCGATTTTCTAGGATTAATTGAAAGACCCACAGAGGGAGATTTAATTTACTTTCCTCTTGGAGAAAGACTTTTTGAAATTAAAAGAGTCGAATCTGAAAAACCTTTCTACCAATTAGGAACAAATTATGTTTATGAATTAAGTTGCGAACTTTATGAATATGAAAATGAACTTATTGATACAAGTATTGAAGAAGTTGACAGTACTGTTGAGGATGAAGGATACATTACATCCTTAAATCTTGTTGGAATAGCAATTACTGCTTTTGCAAAAACTTCAATTTCTTCTGGTGCTATTAGTGAAATATTTTTGAATAATGATGGTAGTGGATATAGTTCTACACCGATTGTGACATTTTCAGATCCATCCAGTTTTCAAAGTGGTGGTAAGACTGCTGAAGCAGTTGCTATTACGACTAATATTGGCAATGTTCAATCTATTCAAAGACTTGAAATAACTAATTCTGGTTCTGGATATGTAACACCCCCAACAATTACGATAAGTGGAGGTGGTGGATCGGGTGCAGCTGCCACATGTTCTGTTGGAGTAACACAATTTAGTGTTTCTGAAATTGAGATTACTGGATCTGGTCGTGGATATACAGCATCACCTATAGTTACAATTAGTGGACCTGGAACTGGAGTAACTGCAACTGCAGTTGCAAGAATAAATTCGAATACTGAAATCGATTCTATTAGAATACTGAAACCAGGTATTGGATATACTGAGGCACCTACTATTTCTATAACAGGATTATCTGCAATTGGTGTAGGAACTTATGTTTATAATGAAACTGTAACAGGAGAAACTTCTGGAACAACAGCAGTAGTCAGAAATTTTGTTCCTGATAGTAAGATATTGACAGTTTCACTAAATACTGGTGAATTTGGTTCCGATGAAGTTGTAGTAGGATCAATTTCATCAGCCAGATATGTGGTTCAAAATTATAATAATGAAAGTTATGAGAATCCATACGATTCAAATGAAGAATTTGAATTAGAGGCGGATGATATTTTAGATTTCTCAGAGTCAAATCCATTTGGTAATTATTAATGTTAGGAACTTACTTTTATCACGAAATCATAAGAAAAACTATTATTAGTTTTGGAACTTTATTCAATGATATTTCTATCAGACATACAAAGAAAGATGGTAGCATTTTAGATGAAACAAAAGTTGGTCTTTCTTATGGACCAATGCAAAAATTTCTTGCAAAAATTGAACAGCAAGAACAGTTAACAAAATCTGTTGCAATCACTCTTCCTAGAATGTCATTTGAAATGACAAATATTCAGTATGATTCTACTAGAAAAACTGGAGTTACTCAAACATTTAAGGCAAACGATACTACTGATAATAAAACAAAGAAAGTTTTTATGCCGGTCCCATATAATATTGGATTCGAACTTAATATTTTTACCAAGTTAAATGATGATGCTCTTCAA